CAAGCGTAGTAATACCTGTGCCAAGTGACGTAGGAGAAGTCGTCCCAATCCCAACATTACCGCTGCTGTCGATGCGCATGGCTTCTGTGTTATCAATACGAAATTGTATATTAGTGTTGCTTCCTACATTTGTTCTATCCGCATCAATTACAACATCGTTTGCATTTGAAGTGGAGATTTGTGCATAGCCAGAATTTCCAGTGTAATGTAAGGCTAAACGGCCTCCAACATTTCCACCCAAGTCATCGCTTAAACTTAAAGTGGAGCCTCCATCACCATAAATAGTAGAACTACCAATGCCCAAACTCTCAGCACTCGCATCCCAGAAGAACTTTGGTGTCGTGCCTGTGTCCTCGTAGAAGCTGATGTCGCCGTTGCCAGAAACTTTCATTCTGTCTTTTAATGAAACATCAGCAACAGAAGTCTGAAATATCATGTTTGGTATAGGGAGAGTATTTGACCCAGAGCTTTCTGAGTAAATACGAGCCATAACCGCAGGCCCACTACCTGACGTATCCTCAGTGTACCAATCTACACCGCCTAAATCTTCACCGCCAGACCAAGTAGTTGCTGGACTGTCTAGTCTAAGAATAGGAACTGCATCATCAATGGTCAAAGTCCCCGTGATGTCTACGCCTGTGGCGCTCGTCACCAGCTTCGCGCTATCTGCATACGACAGTGTTCCGGCAGCGGTCTTACCGCCGATCGCGTTGATGATCGTGTCGAGGCTGTCAAGATCCGTGTTGATCTTCGTTCCCCACGTATCCTCTGACGCGCCTACCTCTGGCTTCGTTAAGCCATATGCCGTTGTTGTCGTATCTGCCATGTTCTATCTCCTATGCCGCATCGGCCCAAGTTTGCCCAGATGCCGTGGCTGGTGTCCAATCCGTCGATGTGGGGGAAACAGCCGACCAGTCCTCTGGCGTGCTGGGTTCATCTTCCCACTTTTTGCGTCCATTTGCAACCACAGATGCCGCGCAGACGATGGTTCCGCTGTCGCTTTGCACGCGGTTGCATGTGGCCGTCGTAGTTGCTACGCAGGCGACGGTGGCGCTGTCTTCGTATATCGCAACAGCGTTTGCCGTTGTGGACGCCTGCACAGCAATCGTGGCAGTGCCATCACGAACCACCAATCCAGACGCGGCAACAGTCGCCGCAGCAGATATGGCAGCGGAGCCAAGGTGTATGCGCTCAGCCGCAGCCGTAACGCTGGCAGACGCTGCAATCGTGGCAGATCCAGCAACGACAAACGCGCCGGACGCAGACCCGCCTGACGTGACGGCAATGGTCGCGCTGCCCTCTCTAACGCGATCAGCAGCAGACGCTGTCGTCGTAACCGTCTCGATGATCGACGCAGCGCCGCGAACGCGTACAGACGCGGCGGCGGTGGCAGACGTGACGGCAATAATGGAGGCGGCGCCAATGATAGCGCCGTCCAAGCCGTAATTGTAGCTGCCGTAGGTGCTTCGCCCGTAGCCGCTGCGATACGTCATTAGTCTAGCGTGATGTCGAGATCGCCCGCAGGAATGCGGAACACGTCGCCCGTGTCAATCGTCTTGCTGGCGGTCAGATCGGCGTAGGCCAGCAGATTGCCGCCCGTGGCAGCGTCGAACACGCCGACGGCGACAACGGTGCCATATCCTGCCGTGGCAACAGGCCACTCTTCAGCGGATGTGTTTGACGCGGTGTTACCTGACACGGTAAACGCAGTCTCCTGACGCGCGTAGCCCCCGCCGGATACCTCTGTGCCGCCGCCAGTATCGTCAGGCGCAACGGTGTATAGCGCGGTGTGCCATTCTGTCGGGCGTGTCGCGCTGCCAGTGGTAAACGACCATGTAAGGACGGTTGTCTCGAAGGTGTTGGTGAAGCTCATCTCAATACGCCTTTATTTTCATGCGGCGACCAGACCCGCCGAATTTCGCTTTATCATTGTCTGCATTTATACCACCAATCGCGTTCGCCTGCAAAGATGCCCAGACTTGAATGCGCGCGTCGTCTTTCAGATACGGCGCGGAATGTATCAGCGAGCTGTATAGGTAGGCGTCGGGGAAGTATTCCAGCAGCCAGTTAGACGTGTTGCTGTCAGACAACGCGTCGATCTTGGCGTAGTAGTATAGCTCCGTCGCATATGTGCCATCGGGAACGGGAAACACCTCGATCTCGCCAGCCGTGATCGCGTAGTAACGTGGCTCGTTGGTGGCGTTAGCCGTGCGCCGTTTGCGCTCTAGCAGCTGAAACTGGCTCAGCAGCTCAAGCGGCTGCGTGTTGCCCGACGTAATATACATCCGTATGACCTCGTAGAAGTCGGCAGGCACGGCGCTGTATTGCGTGTCGATGTTGGCGTTGGCGCGCTTCTCCTGACGCCAGTGGCGTATCTGGCGGTTCATGTCTGCCTCGGCCAGCGAAATAAACGTCGGGATGACGCTCGTCAGGTCATCGCGGTCAAGGAAGTCTGCGATGCTGGATTGCAGCTCTGCGTATGTTGTAATTGCCATCTAACAATCCCATGCTCTGCGCGACCAATAGTTCGCGCTTAGTTTGCTTGACTTACCTTTTATCCCGCCCGACCTTGCGCAGTATGATGCTTTGCGCTTAGGCTGATCCTTCTTGATGGACATATTTGGGTCGCCAAAGTTTATTTTCTTCACCGTGTCACCCTCAACAGCAAGCACCTCAAACTTCTTTGGGCCGCCGCGTCTAGGTTTATTTACCGCCGTGAACCCGTGGCGCTTCTTGGCTGCTGCTATTTTTTCTGACTTGGTGCGGGGCATTACATGCCACGCCCTTGAGACTTAATCTGATTTAACGTCTGCACAAACTGCTGCCCTGACATTCTGTCAACAGCGGTTTGACCAAGCTCAGAAACCATTATTCTAAACGCATCATCGTCTGTCATCGCGATAGGCATGCCAGCTTCAAGGATTGGCCCTCGCAATGCCGCAAGTGCAGCGGCAGGCATGCCAGACGCAGGCATTTCTGGTCTAACCATATTTTGCGCAGCAGCAGCTGGCATACCACCGCCAACAGGAATATTCCCAAACGTCATGCTTGGCGCGGCTGGCATACCACCGCCAACAGGCGTACTGCCAAACGGCATACTCTGCGCAGGCCGCGGTTGCGGTCTAACCTGTGTGCGACCAGCGCCACCGCTGCGTGTCGCTGTTGGACGTGGGGCAGCTTTTGGGGCAATGCTTTCATCCGGCGCAAGCAAGCCACGGCGCTGACGCAACCTGCGCTTACGCTCTTCATCCTCTGACCCGTATGGCGTTGCAAGAGCATTGGCCAGCATAGAAAATATACCGCCGCCCTCAAACTTATCGCCCATTGTGCCAGCGCCACCGCCGTCGATCATATCAATGAAGTCTAAAAATTTATCTGCCATGCTATTTCTTCTTTGCTGTCTTAGCTGATTTCTTAAATGCCTTCGCGGTAGGCGCGCCCTTGCTGCCTACCTTGCGCATCTTCTCGCCAGACCCAGCAGCAATGCGCTTACGCTTTGCGTGAATGTTGGCGTATAAACCCTTCTTCGGCATCCTATGCTCCTTCGCCCCACTGGACGCATTTATAGTCTGTTGCGCGGTACGCAGGAAACATCTGCCGCGCGTATTCCAGCCCGCTTGGTATGGACTGTATGCACTGGCTCTCGCTCTGCATAACGGGGCTGCCAAACGAAAAGCAGTTACCCTCGACGCTGCAAAGCAGGAGCAGCGCCGTCCACATCACTTATAAGCGACCTTGCGCTTCTTCGCCATACACGTTCCAGCGCGCTTACATGCGGCGGGTGTCGGGCAGCCCTTACAAGGCTTAAACTTCGGTGCTTTCATCAAAACAATCTCCATAAATTACGCGCAGCGTAACATATTGAGCAAGATTAGGCTATACCGCGCAAGTTTCTGCGTATCGCGCCGCGCCAAGACATCATCGGGCCTGACAATGCCGTTGCTGCATCAGACGCCATAGTCAGGCAAACAGCATCAGCTAAATCCGGCGAACGCAAGCCACGCTTGCGCATGCTATCCTTGCTCTCGGCTTGCATCTTGCCGGACGAGGTAAAACTATACCGTATGGCAGTCAAATCAGCCCGCAAGTCATCATCTTCCGGCAGCTTACACGAACGATCCTCTAGCCACGCCTTTGTCTTAAACCACAATTCAGTACGCAAATTATTATACGTCTCGCCCATGCTAGGAGCCTCGGCAACATTCACACCACGCACAGGCGCGCCTAGCTCACGCAATCTATCAACCACACCAGCGCCAACGCCAATGCTATCTACAAGTATCTCATCAGGCTGCTGGCTAGGCGGCAACGCCTCATACTCAGCCATCACCCTGCCCACGGTCTGCATCAGATCCAAACCCTGCCACGACTTAACTTCCGTTATAACGTTAGACTCACGCTTACAAAACGCCGTCCTATCGCTACCAAATCTTGCCGGATCTATGGCCCACACAGTCTTCGCATTCGGCGCAAGCTCAATATCACGCTTCATGGCGCTCTCCACCAAATGATACGGCACAATCGTATCATCGTCGGCAAGAGGAAAGTCACCCATGACGCGGATAAGAAACGCGTTAGATTGTTCGCCATATCTCACACGCATCTCGTCAACAAACTCTTCCGACACCAGCGGGCTATCCACGCACGACCACCGACGCGTCCACCAGCTAGATGCCATCTTCGTCTGGCTTTCGTAAAACGTTCCGCTGGATCTGGTCGGGTTAGACAAAAGTATCGTGGTCGCGTTGTGGCCCGACATTGATCCAGCAGCAGCCTCAAACACCTTCTCAGGCACACCGCTGGCTTCATCAACAACCAGCAAAACATGCTCTGAGTGAACGCCAGCCAGCGCCTCCGGCGTTTCTGCACGGCTGGTACGGGCAGATATGAATGCTTCGCTGGACGCAGCAGCAAGCTCAACGCGATCAGATTTCACAGTAAGCAACTGCGATATTTCTTTGGGCAGCTCATTTATCCAACGTTTCAGCTCGGCAAAAAGCGCGTCAAAAAGCTGGCC